AGAAAATCTCTTTATTGACGAGCTCCGAGAAATCAATGAAGAGGGATTTCGAGCCGCTGTGCCTACGACTAGAGCTCGCCCAAATTCTCAGACGCTTCTTACCTCAAATGCAGGAGACGCTTTCTCAGTTGTCCTCAATGGAATGCGAGAACGAGCTTTAGAGAACCCACCTAAGTCTTTCGGATTCTATGAATACTCTGCTCCACAATACTGCAAGATAACCGACCGCCAAGGCTGGGCTCAAAGTAATCCAGCACTCGGCTTTATGATAAGTGAGGAAGCCCTTGAAGAAGCTGTTGCGACAAGCCCGATTGAAAATACTAGAACTGAGTTGCTCTGCCAATGGATCGATTCTCTCTCATCTCCTTGGCCGCATGGAGTCCTTGAGGACACTTCAGATGCCAGTCTCACAATTCCAGTTGGTGGCTATACGGTGTTTGCTTTCGATGTATCTCCGAGTAGGCGCAACGCAAGTCTGGTTGCTGGACAAATACTCCCAGACGGTCGCATTGGAGTTGGAATACTACAAACTTGGGAAAGCCAGATAAGCGTTGATGATCTAAAGATTGCGGCTGACATTAAAGGCTGGGCTGACCAATTTAGACCCCGTCAGATTTGCTTTGACAAGTACACAGCCCAATCTATCGCTGACCGACTCTCCAATGCCGGACAAGTCTGCTTAGATGTATCTGGCGCTGCCTTCTATCAGGCTTGCGGTGATCTATTAGATGCCTTGGTTAATCATCGATTGGTTCACTCCGGTCAAGAGAACTGGATTCAGCAGATGAACAACTGCGCAGCTAAGACCAATGACTCTTCATGGCGAATCGTTAAGCGAAAGAGTGCTGGCGATGTATCGGGTGCTATCTCGACAGCGATGGTTGTCCATCAACTAATTAAGCCACAACAGGTAGCGGCAATTTACTCAGAATGACATACATGTAGTGTATAATTGACCTCTATGGGTCTCTTTTCGCGTAAGCCGCAAATTCTTGAAGCTCAAGCCGCTCCTCATATTATGGGCGACAATCTAAATTCAATTTACAGCTTTACCTTCCCAGTAATCTCCCGCCGCGATGCCATGAGCGTTCCAGCTCTTAAAAGATGCCGCGATTTACTTTGCACAGTTGGCACAATTCCCTTGGAGTATAAGAAGAAGTCCACAGGCGAACAAATTGCAGCACCTCGATGGGTATCACAGCTTTCTAAATCACAACCACAGTTTGTCACAATAAGCTGGTTGGTCGATAGCCTTCTGATGTATGGTCAAGCTTTTCTCGAAATTGTCGAGGTTTATCAGGAAGACAATCGAGGCGCTTCGTTTGAATGGGTATCCAACACACGCGTTACCTTTGATTTAGATGTTCATAATGTATATGTAACCCAGTATTATGTTGATGGCTCACCTCGCCCGATGTCAGGTTTAGGATCATTAGTAACATTCCAAGCTTTTAACGAGGGCATACTTAATGTCGGCGCTAGAACAATTCAAGCAGCGATTGATGTTAATAAAGCCGCTGCGATAGCTGCATCAACGCCAATGGCATCTGGAATACTTAAAAACACAGGCGCAGACTTACCACCTGCCGAGGTCTCTGGACTCCTTGCAGCTTGGAAACGCAGCCGTCAAAATAACTCTACTGCTTACCTCACTAGCACTCTTGAGTTCCAAGGCACACAGTTCTCACCTAAAGACATGCTGTACAACGAGGCTATTCAGAACCTTGCAACAGAAATTGCAAGATTATGCGGAGTTCCGGCTTACTATGTATCTGCTGATCAGAACACTTCTATGACTTATTCCAACATTCTTGATGAGCGTAAGCAATTGGTGGCTTTAGCGTTCCAGCCGTACATATCCGCAATCGAAACCCGTTTGAGTATGAATGATATTTCTACCGATGGGCATTTAGTTAAGTTTGATTTAGATTCTTCATTCTTGCGTGTTGAGCCTATGGAGCGTTTGCTAGTGCTAGAGAAGATGCTATCTCTTGGCTTAATTACAACTGAACAGGCAATGGAAATGGAAGATTTAACCCCTAACGGAAGCGAAGGCTAATATGGAAACTTTGTATATTGAGGCTGCCTCTATTGAGTGCAGCGAAGAGCGCCGCGAAATCTCAGGCAAGATTGTGCCAATGGGAACAGGCGAAGTTGGACAGACCAATCTAGGCGCGTACACATTCGCTGCTGGCTCGATTGAAATACCAGATCCATCAAAGATTAAGTTGCTATCACAACACGACATGAAGAAGCCAGTAGGTCGCATGACTTCTTCCGAGGTTCGTGAAGATGGCATTTATGCAACCTTTAAGCTGAGCCGCAGCCAAGCAGGTTCTGATGCGATGATCATGGCAAGCGAAGGGCTGGTTTCAGGCTTGAGCATCGGGGCGGAAATTATTTCATCAGCACCATCGCGTGATGGTCACACAGTCGTTACAGCGGCTAAGTTAAAAGAAGTTTCTTTAGTCACAGAAGCAGCCTTTAAGTCTGCACAAGTGCTAGAGATCGCAGCAGAGGAAGTTACCCCTGTTGAAACTCCAACTACAGAAAGCGAGACAGCCACCGTGGAAGAAACCACTCCAGCAGTCGAAGCAACACCAGTAGAAGCTGCGGCTGTGGAAGCTGCTCGCCCTACTGTTCAGGCAATGATGTACACCAGCCCAAGAATTGAAGTTACAAAGCGCAATTACTTGGAAAACACACTAAAGGCTAATCTCTTTGGTGATGACGATTCACGTCAATGGCTTCGCGCTGCTGACAACGATCAGACAACAGGTGCAGGATTTATCCCAACACCACAGAGCACACAGCTCCTTAACTTCCTCTCAAACGCTGACCGCCCAATGATTGATTCAATCTCACGCGGTACAATGCCAGAATTTGGAAAAACATTTGAGCTGCCAAAGATTACTGAAGTTCCTCTTGTAGATCAGATTGACGAGAACGCACCTGTCACAGAATCACAGCTTGAGGCTTCATACATTACAGTAACAAAGAAGTCATTTAAGGGTCGTGCTATCACAACTCTTGAACTTCTCACAAACTCAACTCCTGCATTTTTAGACGAGCTTCTTACTCAGATGGAATTTGCTTACGCAAAGGACACAGAAGAGCATGTAACAACAGCTATTCAGGGCGCAGGTACTCTCAACGCAACAGCTCGCGCTAACGATGCTTCAGGACTCCTAGGTTATGTAGCAAGTGCCGCAGCCGCTGTTTATACAGCATCACTTGGATTTGCTCGCAACATCGTAGTAACCCCAGAACAATGGGCTAACATCATGGGCTACAACGATCAAGGTCGCCCAATCTACATCGCTGCTAATCCTCAAAACGCTGGTGGAGCACTTTCACCTACATCTCTTCAAGGTAATGTTGCAGGTCTTGACCTTCGCGTTTCTCGATACATGAAGGGTTCTGGCGGAGTTGGCACAGCCGATTATTCAATGGCTGTCATTAACCCAGAGGCTTACACATGGTATGAGGGTGCTCGTCAGCAGCTTCGTACAAACATCAACTCTGACGGAACTGTAGATATTCTACTTTTCGGTCAGGGAGCTCTTGCCACTAAGTTAGCGGCTGGCGCAAACTGGTTTAACTTCACATAAGCAATACCCTAAGTCGCTAGAGGGGGCTGCCAGAGCCCTTGCAGCTCCCTCTAGTCTTTAGAAAGGATAACAATGAGCACAACAACAGTTGCAGAACTTCGCACAGCTCTAGGCGTAGGAACTCTCTACACTGATGCTGTATTGCAGTCTGTCTGCGATGCTGCTGATGATGTCTTGTTGCCTTTTCTATGGAAAAACGTACTTCCAGTATCAGGTCACTCTAATAACGGCACAGCAGGGGTTTTATACTTTAACGATTATGTTAGTGATGTGTTCTATGTCGGACAGACAGTAACCGTCACAGGCTGCGGGTCAAACTTTAATGGATCAAAGACAGTCAATTCTGTAAATGAAAAAAGCATTGACATCACAACTACGCATGCAGCTAATGTCGTTAAGACTTTTCACCCGATTTACCCTTATGGTCAAGTAGCGGCAACTACTTACACAGATTATTCAACCGAGCCAGCAGTACAGGAAGCCAGCCTTATGGTCTGCGTATCAATCTGGACTTCTCGTCAGACTAACTCAGGCAACGGCATGAACCCAGACGGCTCAATCGGCAGCATGTACGCAATGTCTTCGCAGCTCATCGCTCGAGTTCGTGGATTACTTGCCCCATACCTCGATCCCCGTAGCATGATTGGTTGAGCATGCCAGCGATAACAACCCTACGATCTAGCATCGCAGCGGCTTTAGCCGATAACACTAAGTATTCAGTATTTGCGTTTCCACCTGCCACGCCTATTGCCAACTCAGTAATCGTGACTCCTGCTGATCCATACATTGTTCCAAGCAATAACGATTACACATCGATTGCACCAATGGCTAATTTTACAATTACTATCCTTGTTCCGTTGCTAGACAACGAGGGCAACCTTGCTGGAATCT